CTTTTTTTTCAGAAAGAAAAGCCCTCCCAGTAAATAGTTGAGAAGTATTCATACAACTAATTATACCAGAAGGGCTGTTTTTTTCTATATATTTCTATATATTTATGAAGCTGTACCTATTTTCTTGCCCTGCAAACGGATGCCAGTGACACTTGTTTTTGCCAGCTTGGTGCGAGATCCGCTGTTTCTGTCGTATACATTGATGTAAGATGCCGTCTCAGAAACGAACTGAGCGTTAATAGCTTTTCCCGATTTTGTGTATAGACCGAAATAACGACCTTTACTTGAACGGATGGCTTTCATAATTTGGTTTTGTGTTCTTGTACTCATATTCATATATATTAAACTATCTTGATCTGATTGTCAACATCTTTTATTGTTATTTGTGATTTTTTAGAATTTGAAATAACTATTTTAGCCAATGGTATGTGGATTTTATCGTAGATATACCTTTTTATATCTCTTGCATGCATTTTCTTATTAGTAATATCCTGAAAAATGCAGTTAATTGATGATGCTTTTACGTTTATTTCAAGACCTCTATCGTGCAACTTGTTTTTAACTTTATCAACCTCATGTTTTATGATTCTTTTCATGTCAGAGTCGCATAGCTCATCAAAAACCAAAACATCATTTATCCTTGCTAACAGTTCTGGTTTTAATTCTTTTTTTACGGAGTTTTTATAAGAATCCTCTTCGCTCTCATCATTTTGGACAAAACCCATACTTCTTTTTTTAACTTCTTTATGACCTATATTACTAGTAAGTATTACTATAGATTTAGAAAAGTCTACTTTTTCATGTTTGTTATCCTCCACGTAACCTTCATCTAGAAGATGAAGCAATATATTTAGTATTTGAGGGTCAGCTTTTTCAACCTCATCAAACAAAACGACACAGTTGGGATTATCTTTAACAAAATTAGTCAATAAGCCCCCTTCTTCGTAACCAACATAGCCAGAGTTAGAACCAATAAGTTTACTAATTCCTGTCTTATCATAAAGCTCGCTCATGTTGATTTGGAGAATAGCTTTTTCATTACCAAAAAAGTTTTTTGCTATTTTTTTAGCCGTGTAAGTTTTACCAACACTAGTAGGCCCAACAAAAAACATGCTAGCTAAAGGTTTGTTTTCCTCTGTTAAACCTGCTTTAGCGCAAGAAAGTAAGTCTGTAATAGTATCTATTGCTTTATCTTGACCGAATACTTCTTTTTTAATCCTTGAAGAGAAAGAAGTGAAGTTTTGACTTCCAGATTTAACTTGATCAGCTGAAATTTTTGCATGTTCAGCTATAACATCAATTATATCTTCTTTCTTTATTTTTATAGGTTTTACATCTTTGTTATTCCTGACGCCATCTAGATCATCAAGAAAGTAGTTTAGTTTTTCTTTTATTAAAGTTTCGCTGATTTCTTTTTCTGTTAAGCATTTTATTAGATCGTCGTGCTTATCCATTATATCTTTACAAGGCTTTGAGTTCTTAATTTTAACTCTAGATCCAACTTGGTCTATTATATCAAAAGCTTTATCTGGAAACTTTTTATTACTAATTAAACTAGAAGAAAAATCAACAACACAATCTATAATGGGTTTAGTGAAAATTACGTTGTGAAATTCTTCATACTTGCTTTTGCATTTGTAAAGTATTTGTTTTGTTTCATCTTTTGTAGGCTCTTCTACTTTAACCTCAAAGAATCTACGCTTCATCGCGCTATCCTTTTTGAATATTTTATTATATTCTTCAGTTGTTGTAGCTCCTATACATTTAATTTCTCCTCTAGCTAAATAAGGTTTCATCATGTTCGCTGCATCTATGCTACCTTCTTGGTTGCCTCCTGCTCCAAATATAGTATGTATCTCGTCAAAAAATAAAACTGTATTAGTAGACTTTTTAGCCATCTGTAATAGAGATTTAAACTTTTGCTCGAATTGACCTCTATACTGAGTACCAGCAAGCATTGATCCTATATTGACGCTAAGTATTTCCATACCAAACATATTAGATGGTATTTCTGCTTTGCATATTTTAGCAACAAGAGCTTCTACAATCGCTGTTTTTCCAACACCAGCATTACCAGTTAATATTGCATTGCTTTTATTTTTTTTAGATATTGTTTCTATAAGCAGCGATACCTCATCGTCCCTGCCATAGACATCTGGAAGTCCGCCCTCCATATAAACACTGTTTAAATGAGTTACAAAATCTGGAGTTTCTTCTTCTTGTTCGTTATAAGTTTCCAAAACTTGAACTTCATCAACTAAATCTTCCATTCCAAAATATGAATTGTCCTCTTCAGACAGATCAAAATCACCATTAACAAAAATAGCTAGTTTTTCTACAAAAGATTCGTACTCTAAAATATTATCACTAATACATTCAGATACATGTACAGATGTATTTAATAAAGCTAAGATTATATGCTCTACACCTATATAGTGTTGATCTAACTTATGAGATATTTTGTTAGCTTCTCCAATTGTATAAACTACTTCTTTATTCCAAGGGTCAGAGTTTTTATTTACAAAAAAATGCTTGCTATCTTTTTCAGCAGATTCTTTTATAATATCTAAAGCTTCATGATGATTTATCATGAAGCCATTAATCATTAAAAAATTGGTGATTTCTGTAGATGCATTTTTTAAACAGCCATATAAAACGTGCAAGTTAGTTATGTTTTTATGCCCAAGTTCTTTTGAAACTGAATAAGCATCTGTATATGCTTTTTTTGCTCTAGGGGTAAGGTTAAAGTCTTTAAATATCACGTTGTTGTTTACACTCATTTTAGTTCTGAAAGTTTCATATAAATTTTTTCTCTTAATGGACGAAGGGTGTTGATGAATATCAAATCGTCAGCGGTATCACCAACAACTATAACAACGTCACCTTTCTTCGGCAACTTATTACCACAATTTAGGTAGTCTGTCAACCTTTCTTGTCTGTCTGAATCCATAAATAATCCAGAAACAGTTCCAAGTTCATCATTTATATCAAGCCTAGCATACTTATTTCCATTTCTACTTGTCCTCCTGCTTATATCTGCAATAATACCCACAAATTTAACAGTTCTTCTTGCTTGAGAAAGCCTGATCTCCTCAGATGTCTGAAAAGACTCTTCATCGCCGCTACTAAATATCTCTCTTACGTTATAAGAATAACTATATCCAAGTAGTTTGGTCTCAAAAAACCAATTAGCAAACTTTAAGTGGCTTGTGTTTTGTTCGTAAATGCTTTTATATGGATCATACTTTTTCTTAAAGGTGTTAAATCTTTTGTCTGAAAAAAGAACTCTACCATCATCAGCGGGTGTGGTCTCAGACCTGCAATCATGAATTGTATTTAGGATATCATAGTTGAATTTAGGTCCTAGTTCTATTACATTTCTTTTTTCTCTGTCAGTTAATATATTGAATGTTTGAGCCTCAAGAACTAATCTACATCTGTCTTTATCAACAAAAGAATCAAGAAGACCAGCTTGGGCAAACGCAGACATAGTTCCTATATTAACACCGCAATCTTTTGCCGTGATAAATACATCATACTTGTTTTTAAAAGATCCTTCTCTGAACTCAACCAGCGATTCCATAACTTTATCTGAAACACCTTTAATTGAATTTAATCCATATCTAATGTTTTTACCTTCAATTTTGAAATCAAAACCTGACAGATTTAAATCTGGAGGAAGTAGCTTTATGTCAAAAAAAGAAAGCTCTTGAGCAATACTTGTAATCTCATCATGAGAATTTGGCTCGAATCTCGCCATTTTCAATAAACTTAAGAAGAATTCTTGTGGGTAATTAAACTTAAGGTAAACTGTAAGTGCGGCTAAATATGCATACGATATACTATGAGACTTATTAAACGAATAGTTAGCTGAGTCTTCAGCAACCTTCCATAAGACTTCTCCTATTACTGGATCTAAATTGTTACTTTTTATTTTTTCTTCAATTTTAGCTTTCCATGCTGGCATGTCCTCAACCTTTTTCTTTCCTACTATTCTTCTAAGTTGCTCTGACTCATCAAGACTAAAGCCAACTTTAACAGCCATCTTCATTAACTGCTCTTGGTAAAGAGGAATGCCTCCTGTATAACTAAGTATATCATCAAAAAATTCATGCACACAATTGAACTCTCCAGTTCTTACATATTCAGCATAACTATCTTTGAAATCCAAAGCCCCTGGACGAGCTATAGCGACAACGGCAGACAATTGCTCAAGGTTTCTGGGCGCGACTTGCTTACAAACCTTGAAGTTTACTTCCGCTTCGATCTGAAACAATCCTTTAGGTTGTTGGAGACAAGCTAACGCTGCATAGATGCTTTCGTCGCTAGGGTCGATGTCACAGGCTTTGATGCCAATTTGGTTACATACGTCATGAACCACTGAAAGCGTCCTCAGTCCAAGTATATCGAACTTAACACTAAGGCTTGCTACGTCATCCATATCATAACCAGACACTAAAGCTCCTTCATTTGTTTTTTGAAGAGGCATTATGTCTGTCTGATTATAATAGCTAATCGATATTCCAGAAGGATGGACTCCAGTATTCTTTATTAAACCTTCTAGTTTTTTTGATATTTTAAATGACTTCTTGTACTTGTCAGCATAAACTCTGAAACTTTCACTTTCTTCGTAAGCTTGCGAAAGCTTTGCTACCTTCCCAAAGTGTTTTGGTATAGTGTCACTAATTTGATTAACATCTATCTCGGATAAACCATCAACGATTTTGCCACATTCTTTAACACAAAGCTTAGAACTTAAAGTATTTAAGGTTAAAATCTTAGATGTTTTTCCTTTATATTTTTTTTCAATGTATTCAATAACTTCAACTCTTCTATCATAGGATATATCGTTGTCCACATCAGCCAAAAGAGAACCATCTAAATAAGTTACTCCGTTATGCTCTATTTTTTTAGCCCTACTCTTAGAAACAAAACGCTCAAAGAAAAGCTCGTATTTAATAGGGTCAATATTGGTGACCCCAAGCAGGTAAAGAACCAAGCTTCCAGCAGCGCTACCTCTGCCAGCACCAGTTGGGATATCTTTAGATTTACAAAAGTCAAGTATGTCCCAATTCAAAAGTATATAATCGACAAAACCAAGCTCCTCTAAAATTTCCAGTTCAGTTTCTGTTCTTTTGTAATACTCAGATCTGTTTTCTTTTTTAGTTATGCCTCTTTCTCTCAAACCCTTTCTGCAAAGCTGTTTTAGAATATCAAAACTAGAAGCGTTAGAGTCTAGATCTAAATCTTTTAAAGTTTTATCAGGAACTTCGATTTCTGGGAGCTTAACTCCTACTGGGAATGGCGTTTGATAGTTCATATTTCAATTTCTAAAATTTGTCTTCTAAATATTTGGAAGTTCATTTCGATGTCATAAAGAGCATCATGTAAACGTTTCTGGTCAAAAGTAATATCATATTTTTTAAGCAGAGTCAACTGAGAAGTTTTTAAACCTCTCTCCCTAAAGTTTAGCCATTTATATTGCCAGTAAATAAAATTATCTTTATCCACTGGGGCGTTTTTAGCTATGGCCGTAGCTATAGCTTTAGTGTCAATGATTCTCTTGATATAAGATTGATCTAGTTTTTCCCCAATAAGATTTCTCCATACATCAACCATATAAACATCAAAAGCAAGAAGGTTTTGCCCTACGATTAAATAGTCATCATCATAAAGGTATTTTGAGAACTCGCTCCAAACTTTATCTGCTGGTTCCGAATTGTTCTTGTAATACTCTTTATCAAAACCAGTTATTCTTGCAGCGTCTGGAGAAACGTTTAAGTCGTCCCAATGTATAAGTTTATCGTATTTTTTAATAACTCTGTCTCCCTCAACAACAATCCAAGCTGCTTGCCAAGGCTTAGACTTGATTAGATTCAAGCCTTCAGTTTCTGTATCAAATATGATATATTTTTGGTTTCTTTTAAACCTAAGAAGTGATTCATTCATAATTAAACTTGTTCTTTGTAAGACTCCCAGCAAAACTCATCACTACCAAAATGACTTAAGTTTGGATTAGACAATGTTGCTTGCCTACCAAAAGATCTATTACACAGAACTTTATAAGTTTGCAATGCTTCTACATCCTCTTTGTTTTTGTATTTGATTGTTTTGACTAAGCTTATAGGGTATTTGCCGTCGACAAAAGATTTAACCTTATCTTCTAGAAGAGAATCAAAAGGGAGGTTATTTCTTTCTATCCAAAACCTAGGGTTTAAGCCTTCTAAATAAGGTATGCAGTTTTTTAGAAAGAAGTTATTTTCATGTATGAAACTACCATAAAAAGGAACAACAAAAGAAAGATGTTTGTTATTCCAGAACCTTATTAGGTTATCATAATTAATTTTGCCACCACACTCAGTGAAAGCAAAAGAATAAATCTTGTTTAAAAGCTTACAACCTTCGTCGTCTAAAGCAAAAATTACAGCCTTATGGGAGTCATCTTTATTTTCGCTTTCAGAGTTATTGCAAAGATTAATCTTTAATCCATAAGTCAATCTAATGTCGTTTTCTTTGCAGACATGAAAAGCTTTCATGAAGCTTGTTAGATTGTCTTCAACAAGAACTAGATCTTTTAAACCTTCCTCTTTACAGATTGAAATTATTGAGTCTGGACCCTCATCCGATTCAGAGTTGTTTAAAGTTAGTATACTTTTACCTGTAGAGTAGCAAGAAGTAAATATCGGCTTGATCATGTTATGATATTAGCATAAATCATAAGTTTGTCAAGATGAATGTGCAGGGCAACCAGGATAATACTTCATTTCATATGAACCTCCTTCTGGAACCATTTCTTCTGAAAACTCATCGTCAAAACAAGATTTTGCAAAGTTGCCATTTGAATCTCTAATGTCATAATAAAAGAAATCAAACTTCATTCCACAATACCACATTGGAGTGCCATCTTTTTTAAGTTGTCCCTTTTCTTTAGCGAAACCACAAAGAAGTTTGCAACTAAAAGAACCATCGCTAGGGAAACCTTTGTAAGCCGCCATGTTCTTTGTAGCAGATTCTTCATTAAAATTATCTAGATACTCTTGAATCTCAGTAAGATGATGTTCGAAACCGTGGAGATCATGTTCATCAAGAGGCTTCATTCTTACTATGCCGCTTTTTTTGACATCTGGTATTAAGTCAAACTTAAGAAACAAAAATTCACTTTGTTTTGTTTCGTACTCTGGAAATAGATGCTTAACAGCAAGACTATACATTAGATCCTGCATGTTGTCTTCTGCATCCTTACCTTTGAATGTTTCCTTGCTTGTTTTAAAGTCTCTAATTAAAGCGAATTTTTTATCTTTATAAAGAAAAAGTTTATCAATAAACCCTCTGATTTTATATTTTACTGTGCCGTCATTAACTACGATGTGGAAGTCTTTTTCTGAATGCTCTTCAGTAGGATCTACTTCTGTATCTCCAAAAAAATCATACATCAAACCATTAAGGGTCATCTCTTTCATCATCTGAACGTTATCTTTATCATCAACGCCCTCCCTTATCGCATGTTTCATTATTAGCCTTTTTATAGACGGAACACTGAATACATCAAGAGTACGGATAATTTCGTCAAAGTAATGTCTTCTTCTTTTTTCTCCCAAAACTTCAAAAATTAAGTGACAAATAGAACCTCTTCTAGCTCCATCATTACTCCTGTCTGGAAGCTTTAGTTTATACTTAGACCAGTAAAGCCAAGAACAACTTTCTGCTGTTTTGATTCTGCTTGCCGACAATGTTGTTATTGGTTCACTCATTTAATTTAGCAGCTTTCTTTAAGTCTAACTTAGAGAAATTGTTTTTATTGTTTTTAACGAAATTCGAAATAAATAGTCTTTGTTTGATTTTGTCTGTTTCTTTTTCTTCCCAAGAAGAGAAGTTAGCAGAAGACTCATTTGCGTCGCCAAAGTCGTTAAAACCCTTTGGCGGAAGTTTAATGGTTAAGTTTTCTAGGTCGAAGTAACGAGAAAGCTTTAGGTAGTTTTTAACACACCCAATTAAACCTCTATTCTCTTTAGAATCGAAATCATTGTTTCCAGCAATTATAACTTCATCTAAAACCTTGCTTGACAAATAAGATATAAGAGATGGGCTTATTGATAAACCGAAAACAACTAGAACGTTTTTTATTCCGTTTTGATATAAAGACATTGCATCTCCTATACTTTCAGTAAGATATACCGAACGCTTTTCATTTATAATGGAATCTACAGTTTCTTCATTCGGTATATAAGCTGGATATATCCAATTATTTTTTTTACCCAAATGCTTCCACTTTGCAAAGTTATTTTCGTCCACCCTTCTTCCAGAAAAACCTACTATCTGAGAATGTTCGTTATAAATAGGGAAAACCATTCTCCTGTACATTTGTCCCGAACCAGCGAGACCAACTCTAAATGATTTTTGAGTTTCTTCTGATATTTTTTTGGGCAAATAAAAATTATAATTAGGAAATAACTTTTGTAAAATTGATTCATCGTATACTTTTTCCATTTCTATGAGTGCTTTCTGTTTGTATTCTGTGAAATCTGATACGTTTGATTCTATCGATCTCAATACAGAATTTAATTTCTTTTTATCGTCTTTTAGAGTAAGTTTAACTAAAGCCTCAAAAGGTTTAGATTTATTTCCATGAATAAAATCTATCCAAACTCCAGTATTTTTATATATTCTTAGAGCAGTCTGATTATCCCCAGACCTATATAGAGCACTAGTCCTCCAATGGTTTCCGCAATCAACAAGATTGTAACCAAGCTCCTCTAATATTTGCTTCATTTTATTACAGTTGGTCAAAATCTGGTAGTTCGCCTGGCTCTGACCCATCGATATCAGCGCCGCCATTAACGGATCTAACTATATCCCTAAGATCACCACGTTCTGAAATATTAAAATTAGCGAAGTTTAAGTTTATAAAGTTTTTCCTTAAGGAATCTCCAACTTGAATAGGCTCTAAAGCTCCAGCTATGTCCTTGCCCAAGTGTCTCGATTTAATTCCAACAAGCTTGTGAGTTCCAAAATGAGAACCCTCTATCTCAATTTCATCAGCTGTTTTACTACGAAGTATAAACATGTGAGAGCAAAACTGAATGATTCTGTCAGAAAGGGATACAGTACTTTCATCATCCACTACATTCTGAGCATTCCTGTTGTTTGTAATACCCAGCCTATTGGATTGAACAGAAGTTATCATAGGAATGATGGGTTCTCCTTCATGAAGGATTTCTTTTTGCACACACTTTTTGAATTTATCCACCATCTCTCCAACGATCTGCCACTCGTTTTTGTTTGCCGATGATTCACTAGTAGTCTTGATGTAGTCAAAAGAAAATATCATCTTATTACCTCTTCCCACTTTTGAGAAGTAAAAACGCTTTAATGTATTAACCATTGAATCTACATCTAAGCCTCCTACGTTATAGTAATAAAATTTAAGATTTTTAACCTTTGGCCAAACACTTCTTACTTTTGCTACCACCTCTTCTCCAGCTTGCCTCCACTTACCACTTTCCAATAAATGCATAGGAACGCCAGATAAAGAAGCGCACTGACGCATTATTAACTCTTCTTTGCTCATCTCTCCATTATCAAAATGAAGCACTGGAACATCATACTTTAAACTTACTTTGGTAGCATAATCCATGCAGAACTGAGTTTTTCCAACCCCAGATCTAGCGACAATAACAGTAATATTTCCTGGCCTTAAAAGAGATCCATAAATTTTATTTACTGTTGGGTGCGGACCCATCATTCCAAATTCGACAACGGGATTATTGCCCCGCTCTTCAACAAGATCCTCCATCTCATCATAAATATTTTCTGGGAGATTATCTCCAGCCTCGTAAAGATTTATTTTAGAATTATAAACATGATCTGCTTTTTCAACAATCTCATTATAAGGTATCTCTGGAGACATCTTCTTCATCTCCATTGCAACCTCTTGAGCCGCTTTATATATACCTCTTCTTACTGATGTTTTTTTAAGTTCTTTAGCTGTTTTTAAAACGTTTCCTTCAGGCACTCTCCTTAAGGCTAAAGATTTAATATAATCAGACGGATTAAGATTATCTTCAAAAGACAAACCTATACTAGATATCCTGCCAGCCACGATTATCTCATCGACCTGATCACCAGACTGATGAGCCTGTTTGATGACAGTAAAGATGGTCTTGTGAAGATTAGATTCCTCTGAATAAAAATCACTGCTATCAATAAAATCAGATATGTCTGAGAAAGAGTCTGAATCTTTGATTAAGCCAGCCAAAAGCTGCTTCTCTAGTTCTAAATTATAAATCACTAATTGTTATTGTTGATGGTTTCTATTGAAGAAGACATGTCAGAAAGAAAATTTTCTAAAGCTTTTCTTAATCCTAGCTCTATAATAGTTGAATCGTGCCTTGAATATATTGTAGGGCTTCCATTTTCAGTACACAAAGCCAATATCATACCTTTGTTTTTATCTGCCCCGCCGCTAAACTCATAAATTTTATCTATAAAATTTTCTGGTATGGAGAATTCTATTTCTTCTGTTTCTTTGCTCATAAATTAATATCCTGGTCTTTGAAAAGTGATGCGTTTATTTCGTCCGTAGTATAAACTTCTAGAAGCTTTATATCATTAATCTCGCAAAAGTCAAACTTCTTTTGATCCCTTTTTAGTTGATCTAAATATTTAAGCCTGTTTTTGTGAAAGTGTTTAACATACCTAATATGTTGATCACCTTGGACTTCAACTGCGATGCCTTTATTGGCGTTGTAAAAATCTAAGGATAGTCTTGTTCCGACTATTCTGAATTCTTCAAAAACTACATCATGCTTCCAGTAAGGCTTTAAAAAATCTTTAACTTTATTTTGGAACTTGCTTCTGCTAAGTGCATTCCAATCAATTAGGTATTTTTTTGCTCCTTTTAAATTTCTTGGTTTTCCATATGGATCCAAGAATTTCATGTCAGTTCTGCTATCGCATTTTTAAAATATTTAATCAAGAAGTCAGAAAGTTTGTCGTCGTCTTCAATCAATTTAAACAGGTTGTTCTCTCCTTGTATTTTTTCTGGAAACTCAAGTTCGTTTTCAATGAGCAGTTCTTTAAAGTCTTCTGTAGCGGATATCCAAGCTCCCCCTTTTTTAAGGAACTCCCAAGCATACATCAAATCAATAATCTCTTTTTCAATCCATATAGAGTTTCCTCCTTTACGGCCATACCTCAAGGGGTAGGTTATTCTAGAGTTTGTTTTTTCGTTGGGTGACTTTTTAACTGTGACAACAGCAAAGTGGCCAATAATTGGATTTTTTTTCATGTCCATTTTTTTAATAGAAGAGTTTTGAAGTATAACATCCTTATTAAATCTTGGTTCAAATTCGATAATCCAATTAGCAAAGTGAAGTAGTGCGTTGCCTCCTGTAGCGCTGGTTTGTCTAATGGGGGCCTTTGTATAAGGATCTAATTTGATATCTGCTCTGACTTGAGAAATAAATATTGCCATGTGACCTCGCTTCGCCAAAGCAATAGACATTTTCTTCATAAAAGTACCTGCAATTACGGCCCCACCAGCAATCTTAGAAGAGTCCTCAAACCCCTTATCCATATCATTCTTCGGTATCAGTCCATCTACAGAGTCAAGAACAAAACAATACTTTGTGTCGTTTTCATTGTCCGCAACAAGTTGCCTCATTAAATCTACAGCTGTTTCATAAATATTAGATTCAAATACAAAACAAGTTCCATCCACCCAGTCTTTTGCGCTGAAAACAAATTCAAGACCAGATCTTTCTCTCATCTCTTTAGACAGTCTTCCTTCTGCTTTTATGTAAACACCTTTCGATCTAGGTATTGTAGATAGAAAGTTTTTTATAACCTCTAAAGCCTCTGATGTCTTGCCTCCTTCATTCATACCACAAAATCTATGGAGTCCAGGCCCAAAGCCGCCTCCAAGCTGAAGGTCGAATTGTAGAGATCCGCTAGATACTTTATAATCTATCTCTTCTTCGAAGTTATAGTGATCATCCTTGTTTGCCTTAAGGAATCTGTCTAATAAATTGATTGAGTCTTGTTGTTGTTCTTCTTTATTCATCTAAAAATTTCTTTGTTGTTTTTTTTGTTCTCGTTATTATTTGATCTTCTCCGACCTTTTCTCCAATATTATACTCTGGATATTTATTGTTGTCAAACTTATAATTAAATGCTCTGAATTTCTCATCTAGTTTACCCCTAAGCTTAGGGCTTGTCAAGTAAGCTAAGGAATCAAATTTCTTACCGAAATTAACTATATTCATAAACTCAAGAGAATACCTTTCGCACAAAGAATTTAACATCTTCATTTCCCTTGCGAAGAAAAATCTTTTTTGTTTTTCTGGCACTTCTACTAAACGATAAAGAACGGATCTTTTGTTTATGTTTTTTTCTTTGCTTTCAATTTTAACCTTATCTTTAGCAAATAAATGCCCACACAAACAAGATACAGACCTTACGCCTGTAAACTCCTTGCATGAAGGGCATTGCTTTTTACCTCTTGGCATAGGTTGACCTTATCCGATATTTATATCGGTGTCAACCATCTTTTTAACAAGCCCTTGGAAATTTGTTTTTCTGATCCAGCCAAGCTCTTTTTCTGCTCTGGAAGGGTCCCCTAATAAAAGCTCTACTTCGGCAGGTCTGTAATATCTAGGATTAATCTCAACAAGTAATTTATCACCGTGGATATATTTCTCGTCTAGACCTTCACCGACCCATTTGCATTTTTCAGCACCGTAACCAGCATAAGAAAAAGCAGTTTCCACAAAATCTCTGATTGTATGGGTCTCCCCAGAAGCTAGAACATATTCCTTTGGCTCTTTTTGATTAAGCATCTTCCAAATACCATCTACAAAATCCTCCGCATCAGACCAGTCTCTTTTTGCTTCAAGGTTTCCAAGCTCAATAGGTTTGAAACTATCTCCGATGCTGTTTTTCAAAAATATCTCAGCCACACCTTTAGTGACTTTTCGGGTAAGAAACTCTTCACCTCTCCTTGTTCCTTCGTGATTAAATAACCAACCTTGTATTGCATAAAGATTGTAAGAGTCCCTCCAAACTTTAACCAAGTGTCTTGCGGAGGCTTTGGATGCTCCATACGGGCTTCTGGGGCGCAATGGATGCGTCTCGTCCTGAGGAGCGGTAACTACGTCGCCGAATTCTTCAGACGAGCCAGCATTGTAGTATCGGCAATCTGGGCAGTATTTGCGGATAGCCTCAAGCTGGTACAATACAGACATGCAATTTGTATTCATGTGGTTCTCTGGCATATCCCAACTAACACCAACAAATGAATTTGCTGCAAAATTAATAAAGTAGTCTGGCTTCTCTTCTTCGATAACACGATTGACATTTGATTGGTCAGTTATGTCAAGGTCGATGAGTCTAAATCTTGGGTTGTCAGACAAGTGTTTTATGTTTTCGTGATTTTTAACACTAAGTCGGCGCACTCCTGCGATGATATCGATGTCTGTATTCTCCAACAAGTAGTCAGCCATAAAGCTTCCGTCTTGTCCTGTTACACCTGTGATAATTACTTTTTTCATTTAAACGTAGTCTGTGCAAACGCCAAAGCATTTGTATTTTTTTTCCTTCCAGTTAACATCATTATCTACAATAACACATCTTTTTTCAACTCTTTTACCAGGAAAAGTCCAAATAATTTTTTTTGATGTTAGTGTATAGTCGTCGTTTTCGTGCCAAAAGTAATTACAGCTTGGAGGACAGTTAACCAAAGCCTCTAAATTCTTGCAATGAATCCATAGACCTTTATTGTATAAAAAAGAAAAATCTATCTTGTATTGAGGGTAATCATGCCCAAGAAAAAAACAGGAATCTTTTTGCCATAAATCTATCTCGCAATCAAAACCAAGCTGTAAACATTTTAAGATTTGATCTGGATTGTTCTCTGTATCTTTGTTTACTCCTTTAAGGTTCCCTCTGTGCGATATTATCTTCATGATTTGATATTACGTAGAATAGGCATTCTAAATTTTATTTTTTAAAAACAAATCGAGATCTTCTGGAGTTCCTAAACCCCACATTTTTTCTATATTAAATGTTTTTATTTTTTTGCCGTCAGCTATAGCTTCATTAAAAACTGGACAAACATAAAACTCATTATTAAATCTTTTGTTTTCACTAATCATTTGTTCTGCATATTTAACATAATCAGAACCCTTCTTCCAATAATAAATCCCAACTGTGGCAATATCTGATATCGGGTTTTTTTCTGCAACCTCTGTAACGAAACCGTTTTCATCAATTTTAGCAAAAGACCACTTAGGATGCGTCGACCTAAAGGTCAGTATCCCAGCATCAAGATCTTGTTCTTGCATTTTATACATAAACTCACTTGTGTCCCACTCAGCAAATTGGTCGGAGTTCGCTATGATTAAAGGGTTGTCATTATTTATAATATCTTTAGCCAACAGCGTAGTACAAGCGGCACCTTCTGTGATTCCTTCGACTTCTACTATGTTCGGTTTTTCTGCAATCATGCCAAGCATTGAATCAAGGTTATATTTTTCTCTATGACTTTTTTGAACTATAAAAGAATGCTTGCTTTCAAAGTTTAAGTTGTCCACGACAACTTGTATCATTGCTTTGCCATCTACCTCAATCAAAGGTTTTGGAAATGTATAGCCAGCTTTTTCAAAACGACTACCTGCACCAGCCATGGGAATAAGAACATTTAGCTTCCTATCTTGCCACTTTGTATTTGTATTTGTGTTTTTCGTTTCCAAAAGGTTTCTTTCTATTTTTTCTAAAGTCAAGTCTTTCGCATTTTTAACCCTAACCACTTTAGCTCCAGATCTTTGAGCCGCTAGTAGTCCGTGTGGAGAATCTTCCACTATCAATGTTTCTTCTGGGTTTTTTTCAAGTATTGACATAGCATCCCAATACATTTGAGGATGAGGTTTTGAATTTTTTACATCTTCGTTGGAGATTATAAGATCGAAGTACTCTATTACGCCTACTTTAGAAAGCATTAGTATAACAGACCTTCTTATAGAGTTGGAGCAACAAGCAATCTTAAAACCTTTAGCTCTTAAACCCTTAAACATTGAGATTAAATTTTGATTAAATTCTAATTCTTGTATCTTTTTAGATGTTATTCTTTGTTTCCCTTGCCAAATTTGTTTGTGCAGTTTTTCTGGCAATCCTTTTTTCTCTGATAGAATATTTAACTTAGATGTTGTTTTGAGACCATCATAAATACTCAAATGTTCTTGTTCAGATATTACAAATTCTGATCCGACTTCAGCCAAAGCCTCGTTCAAGGCATCGTAATGAATTTCTTTAGCGTCAACTAAAACACCGTCTAAATCAAATATTATTAATTTTATCATAAGTCTCTAAAAAGTTTGTAGTAGTGGTTTTGTAGAGGCGTTTTTTTAATATTAAACAAATCAGAACAATGTAAATTAAAACCAAGGAAACATTCTGGATTAACAGCACAACCATTTTCTACCATAGATTCTATACGGACAAACGTTTGACTATAAACATCCATATCTTTACTGTTTGAAAAACTAAAAAGATCGTTTACTGCGTATTCAGTATGAACAAATTGATCATTAATATACATGTTCTCTTGGTTGTAATCATCAATTTTAAAATCTTTTGTGAAAAACAAGTCGGTTCTTAACCTTACGGACCAATCAAAATCAACATTTCTTGCTTGAGAAAATAAAATCTTCAAGTTATTAGCCATCATAATTGAATAAAACATAGAAAATGTGTTTTCAATAGGATGCGGGAACCTTGGATCTGGGATTAAATCGCTTTTAAAAGATATAGGCTTCTCCAAAAGAAAAGAATCTGGATTAACATCTAAAATGTCAGAAACGTTTTTAGATTTATAAAAACCCCTGTCTGTTCTTTCTCCAAAATGACTTTTACCTTCTAAAGATTTATCAGACCAAGAGTGAAAAAATATATAAAAATTATATTCTGGGTTTGCCTCTACAATATGTCTTACATGTGATTCAAAGCATTTTTTAAAGTCTCTAATTTGACCAGAATAACAAAGTGCTACGTTTTTCATTTTATTTTTTCAATTAAGTTTTCAAATTTTCTTGCTATGTTCATCCAATCAAAAGACTCTGCATAGGAAACTATACTATCTCTTTGGTTTAAAGAAATATGTTTGTTTGTTTCTATTTTATCATTAATATAAATTATGTCATTTATCCTATCATCGGGAATAACAGTTATAAAATCCTTTGATGTATCTAGATTTTGAACACAAGCTTCTGTAACTACAAGCCCAAGACCAGCAGACATAGCCTCTAAACATACTAATGGCTGAAGTTCAGAAGACGAAAGAAGTATCAAGTTAGCATAATGAGTCAAATCTTCTTTAACTTTTTTAGATTCCCATGCACCTAAGTAATTAGGGTCATCTTTATTGAAATCACTATCAAAACAAGATCCTACATACTTAACCATCGATGTTTGGCTTTGCAGTTGAGCTTGCCTTTTTCTTGAATCTATCTTACCTAAGCATATACTATACTCTGAGTTCTCTACGTATTGTTTTTTAACCCTGTTAAATTTAGAAAAACAAACTCCGTTTGGCAATATGTTTATTTTACTAGGAGATATTCCAACTTTTAAAAGTAGGTTTTCTTCGAAGGTTGTTAGGCAAAAAAAGTTACAGTCATAAAAAAACTCCCTTATCAACTTTTCGTGAAAAGGCAAGCTGTTTATAAAACTACCGTCATGAGTTGTAATAATTTTTTTACACTTGAGGTGAGGCATCATTTCCCAATGCTTACCGTAGTGCAGGTGAACTATATCTGGATTTATTTCAAGAACTTTTTGATGAGTAAGGTTAGTCGATTTTTCATTTATAAAATAAACATCATGACCAAGCTTTCTTAATGATTCATACTGGTTCCAAAGCACAGTCTCTAAAGCGCCCCAACCATCTGGAGGTATTTCTATTTCACCTGGAGCTATAAAACATATTTTCATTTTGAACACAGTTTATTGTAAATTTCTATATCTTTTTCGTAAAGAAACTTATAATCTTCGAATTTAACTTCTGAGATTTTATTGCCAACAGATTCGTTTTGATGATAAGCTTCAACCTTTACGTCTAAGTATTCAGATAAGTTATCAAAAAGTTGATCGTCACACAAGAAGTCTTTATCGGTTATTTTTTTTTCTCCATCAAAAATAAATTCGTTTTGAGGACATCCATGTATAAAGTTACAACTTTGAATGTAATACTTGTTTCTTATTGAATTAAGGTAAGAATAATAAAAAAACAAATGTTCTGGGTTTCCTAAGTGCTTGGTAGCATAGGAAAGAGAAGAATAAAACCTTTCTTCTGGGTTTCTAATCGTAGAAAAAACTTTATAACCGTTATCTATAGCTGACTGTATAACATGAAATTTAGAGTAGTGCATTGGCAGCATATGAGTTTTATCTATAGTCCCATCTTCGGTTGCCATATGAGTATCTATAAGATCTGGATCTATCTTCTTAAAAGATTTGTATATAGAAGAACCCCAATTCTTAGGGATATGTATATATAGGAATTTTAACTTGTGACTAACCAGCATTGTATATTTCGTTGTATTTTAGTAAAGCTTCTTTAGTGTAACTCATTTGGAAACCTCTGTCAAGTATAATAGATGCAAAATATTGTTGTTTTTTTATTAATGCTTCTACGTCTTCTTTTTTCTTAAACGCCTTAAAATCTTCAAGAAAGGATTCTTCTTCGAATGTAGGAAGAATTCCAAGATTGTTTAAAAAAGAATGATACCAAATATAATCGTCTTCATTCTCTTTTGGTTTCACCTGTATCAATAAAGAATTAGAAGCGAGTTGCCACATCATCCTATCTCCAGAAACTGTGTTTCCGTTTATATAGGCTATGTATTTATATTTTAATTGATCTTCTGAAGAAGTATGCTCTGAATATATTTCACTTTTATTTATATTGTGGCTTTTTAACATATCATCAGAGTAATGAGCAAAAAAGGTTATTTTAGAATCTATATATTCAGAGTCTTTATTGTTAATGCAGAACGTTAATCTTTGATTTAAAAGATCTTCTCTTTGTTTGCTTGTGTCTGAACCTCTAAATATTATGCCATCTTTTTTTTCTGAAAAAGGAATGTCATCATTTAGGTAAGTTCTTATTTTGTAACCAAAGGTCAAGACCCCGCATACTAATGGGTCTGGCATTCCAATATGATTACTTGACTTATGCCTACCGAATGTAGAGAACTTTGTATATTTATCTGTGATTGGTAGGCCGGGG